TGTTAGCCATAATTACTAATTCATACAAGCAGGTTCACTATCAATGTCAATAGTACTTTCATTGGAAGATGCTCCCCACCAAGAACTACAATATATTTGACCCCAATTAATAGTATTTGCCATTTTTTTTGTTCTTATTTGCATTTAAGTACGCTTGTAACAAACGCACATTTTTATCTTTTGGTTTATATTTTACAGTACCCATCCTTGAAATGTTGCGTCTTTGTCAGGATATATGTCGTCATTGTTGTTACTATTGTATTCAGGATATTTACTATTGTTAAAACTCATATAATCTATAAAACGTCTTGTATAATATTCTGCAAAATCCCTTTCCTTATTTACTAAGTAATCTACCTCTGCTTTTTCTACACTAGTGCTGTTTTCGCTTGTATGCTTAAATACTCCACCATTTTTTACTTGATACGCTGCAAAAGGTAGGTAATCTACCATAGCGTAATGTATTAACATTGGTACTATATATTCGTTTTTTAACGTCAAGTAATCACCGCTAAGTGAATCACTTTCTATATCGTTACTAATTTTATTGTATAGATTTGATCCTAGATAATTACGAACGTGTATCTCTTGTGCGATCTTTATAAACTGAATAAACTTATCTGTGTCTACATTAGCATCTATAATAGTGTTGCGTACTAAATCTGTTCTTGTTATAAATAGTGCCTTTGCCATTATCTACCGTAATTTGGGTGATGTCCTCTATCTTCTCTGTCTATGTTAGCTTCAGTTACTTGTTCAGGATTTTTAGGTAACTTGAATCCTTGTCGAACTGCTTCATTAACATTTATAAACTTAGTACCCTGCAAAGCATCTCCACCCCAAGGAGTACCGTCTTTCTTAAAACGCTTTTTGTATATACGTCTTTCCCATATGTGATGACAGTTCACACCACCTTGCCACTTAAATAAGGAATAGTTTTGTCCTTTGTGTCCGTGTTCTTTATTTACACCTCTAAAAGACATTTGTTGAATATCCTCTTTGCGGTACAATTTTGCTGCTGACAACATATTTGTACAGAACTCACGAGAAAGTCCCTTAGGTTGCTTCCTAGTGCCTTTTACGTACTTGTATCGCACCTTAAATAACTTATTGTCTTGAGTAGAATCTTCTGTGGCTGATAATTGCAGTCCATTTAAGTAATTTTCTGCGTCAAAATCTTCAGGTTCATCGTCTGCTGCTTCTACGTCTAACAATTCGTAGTTTTCAAAGTCTTCGTCTTCGCCTAGTTCTTCAATAAGCTTCCAAAGTTCTGCTCCATCTTCATCACTTAAAAACGGTCTAGAATCTTTATCACTACTCATTTTGACTCCTGTTTCTTCCTCCTTAGTTTCCCTGTCAAGTTCGCCATCTATGTCTGTGAACTCTAGTGGCTGTAATGTTTTAAAATATAGATTAAGACTAATATTGTTAAAAGCAAGTACTCTTTCAAAGTGTTCTATTATTAAGTTTTGAAAAGGTCTTATTGTAGTGTTGTCTGTTAAAATAGAAGCTGTTTTAAGTTCGTCTGCGTTGTTTCCTAATCCTGTTTGATCCTTTATACCAAATAGCATAGGAGAAACGATCCTGTGGCTTCTAAGTATCTTCTGTGTGCTTTCGTCTGACAAGAATTGATACTGATTGTGTGCATCGCTTAATTGTACAGGTTCTACATTAGCTTGTGTTTCTGCGCTGTCGTTAAATGCAAGAATAAACTTACCTGAATTACTACTACCGCTAAACTTTTGGTAGATACGCTGCTCAATCATTTTGCGCTCCTCGTCATTTGGAATACCGTTGTTAAAATTAATCAACATCGAAGGTGCTAATCCGTTCTGTATATTGTTTATATGAAAGTTAGCTATTTCTTCCTCTAACTCTGCGTACTGTAATCCTCCTTGATAATCCACAGGAGCATAATAGTAATAACCACTTTTGTAAGGCTTAATGTAAAGTATCTCAATAGCTTCACTTGAACTACCAAAAGCAGGAATACGTTTTAACTCGTCTTTTGGTTTTACATTGGCCCAATCAGGGTGATAAAAATACGCTTCAATGTCGCTACCTTGTTTGCACTTTTCTGCTCGTAGTGTTTCAACAGGCATATGTTCTACCTTTGCTACTTTAGTGCGATCCTTAGAGTATATAACCTGCATAGCTGCATTACCCATAAGTTTCAAATCGTAAACAACTTTTCTTACACAGTCTTTAGTAAACAAAGACATCATTTGTGCGTATTGGTCAGGCTTGCAGTTGCTGTCAGTAGCATCTAATCCTTTACCGTATATCATTTCTGATACACCGTTGATTAAAGCGTTGTTTGTTGGACTGCCGTTGTATCTGTCTATTAAGTACTTAAAATAGTTATTGTCGTCTCCGTAGGAAACGTAATCTTTGTTTCTATTTTCTACTACTCTCGGTGAGGAGTAATTACTTAAATTTACTACGCTTATATTACTCATACGTAAATGTAATCATTATCATATGTATCATTTGTTGTGTAAACGTCTTTATTAGGGTTGTAATAAGCGTTCGTTGATTGGTTGATACTTTGGTCTGTGCAAAATACTTTATCCTTGTAAATAACGTCTGTACCGTCTAGCACTTGCATATCGTAAATACGACCTTCTTTAAGCGTAAACGTATCTGTAATTACTAGGTAATTTTTATCAGTAGTGGTAGCAGACGAATAACTTGTTTCTGTGTTTGTGCTGTCGTCTTTTAACTTCACAGTAACATTTGTCGCATAAGTGCGAGGAATAATTTTTAATGTTTGATCGCTGCTACTAGTTGTTAGTACTTTCATATATATATAACGTAAATAAGAAGTACTTTTGTTTCTAAAGCAAAAAAAAAGAGGGGAACAGTATAACCCCTCTTGCATTATTAACTAACTTAATCTAAAATGAAAATATAATTTACTGTTTTTTAAGTTTTAAATTTATAATTGTTTGTGCATCTGTACTTGTACTAAGTAGCTTCATACAAATATAACGAAACAGAAAAAAAATTTTGTGTAACTTATATTTAAACTAAGATAAAAGTATTTCTATACACAACTGTTCAGGTATTTTACTTCTGTTATAATTACCTTTTAATCCTTGCGTACCAGTTTTACTTCCTCTTGGTGCAGGTTCGTGATGACAGTTTTTATTACCGTTAAAGCATTCTTGTCTTGGCGACCACCCGTTAGGGTTTAGAAGGCTATATAAGTTATTAGACCAAATATCTGTCGGCTTGGCTCTTGTATCACCGTACTTACAATACCATACGGTAGTTTTAGGTAAACCCTTCATAAAGTCTTGCTTTCTTAGTAGACCTCGAGGATTTTCTATATACCATTTAGCGTTAGGATATAAAGATATTATTTCTAATACTCTCTTTACTATCTTATCGCTTTTTATAGCAAAATTAGATAATGGTTTGTCTTTAGGTCTATGATGAGATATAGCAGCGATAGAGTAAGTAGTACAAGGAGGAGAAGCCCAAATTATATCTGGAGTAAAAGGGATTTTTGTTACGTCAAAATCAAGTATATCGATAACGTAATCTATTCCGTTAAAGTTATTAATATCAGAACTAAAAACTTTATAACCTAAGTCTTCTGCTGCTTTTCCTATTGATCGTGATCCTGCAAATAATTCTAAAACTTTCATATTTTATTGTTTTTTAAGTTTTTGAATCTTTGTTTTTAAAATTAAAAAAGGGAACATCTCTGCTCCCTGTGGGTTTTACTTGATAAAGTCAAATTGAGTTATTCCTAATTTTTCTAATTTATTAATTGCTGAATTAAGTGTTTTTGAAACGTGAACACATTTTGCATTGAAGAAAATTGACCATTCGTTACGGTTTAATTGAATATGCCCAAAATCATTTGTGGTTTCAAAATCTAATGATTCACCGTTACTTGTTACTACTTGTTTAATTAAATTTCTCATAATTGTTTGTTTTAATTGTTATACATACCGAAGATACCAACTATTTTTAATAAAGCAAACTTTTACACAAAAAAAAGTAAAAAAAAAGGGCAACCAAGTGGCTACCCCTTTAAAACTACTAAGTACTGACCTTATGCAGTCGCATCAATTTGTGTTGCTGAAGCGTCGTCTGTTATAACAGTACTCGTAACAAAATGTGGTGGTTCAGTCTCCTGTGCATTCAAAGTCAGAGTAAATCCACTTAGATCACCCATAGCTGCTCCACTAACGATAGTCCCTCCATTAACCTCTGCTCCGTGGTCTAATCCTACTAAAAAGAAGTTACCATTGTAATCCTCGACAGCCACGTGTGGTCTAGCAGTTGTAAGAAGTTTTAATTCTTCTTGCGTTGCTTTGTCTAAAAATGTCAGAGTCAATGACAAGGTAGTATCGTAAAAAGTAGTACCGTTTTCTCGTGAAGACGTGATAGTAGTTTCTAAACTGCTATTTCCTTTCAGGTCATATTGAAACCATTCAATAGAAGCACCTGATAAAGCGGTAATTTCACCGCTTGCTATTGTCGCTGTACCTAATGTTCCGTGATCTGCAAAGTAGACTGCTTTTAAACCTCCTACTGCCGATTTGCAAGGTACTTTTCTTCCTGTTGTAAGCGTACAAGCCATATTTTTTTGTATTAAAAAAGGGTAGGTAGATTAGTTTCCACCTACCCCTTATTGGTTAATTAATTACTTCTTAGTTTGCAGAGTTTGCAATTCCGTATGTTACTACGTCTTCAATAGCCCCGATCTGAACACCTGCAGTAAATCGCATTACTACACGAACATTTTGAGAACCATCTAGGTCAGCCATATCTAAAATTTTCACTTCATTATGGTCCGCTAACAAACCTGTCCCAAAGTAAAGGTTGCTTTTTGGAGTAGCAATAGCATCGTTGTCAGCTAATCCGTTAGCTACAAAGATTTTTACACCGTCAAAAGAAAGTGCGCCATTGTTCCACCATTGAGTACCTTGAGCGTTTGTACCTGCAGCACCAAGTCCAGAAGCACCAAATCCACCTAAAGCACGAACGTATGCTCTAGCGATGTTTTGTGAAACGTAGATATACATATCTTCTTGTCCATATAAAGTTGAAGGGATAGCATCTACGATACTTCCTAACTGAGCAATAACGTTAGAAGAAGTTACAGTAGTACCAGCAATTTCTTGTCCACTTGGTAAGTCAGCATCTTCAGAAACTAATTTAGTGAAACCGTTAAATTGTCCGTTGTTAGCAGTATCACCTGACCAAATAGAACGCTCTGTGCGGTCTGCTACTTTATCTGCTACATATCCGATTAAGTAGTCAGTAAAGTTTTTAGGCATAGTCTGATGTGCAGAAAAGCCCATAGAAATAGCTTCCCAATCTGCGATGTGATCGTCTTTACATAGCTGTAAGTTCACTTGTTGAAACTCCGGCTGTAGCACTCTTTCTGTAGTTGTGATGGTAGACGTAGGATCAAAGTCGCAGGTAGCATCTTTAACGATAGCGTCAGTAGATAGCTTCTTAATTACTTCTTTAAATTTTACGTTTGGTTTTACTGTAACACCTCCGTTAGCAAGTGTTGCTCCTGACAAAAGTGCTGCAGAAATGTATTCTCCTGCAAATTCACCATTGTAACTTGAACTTGTAATTGTAGTTGTTGTTGCCATTTTTTATATTCTAATTTAAATTTATTTTATTTAATGTTTGCGATTCTTGCCATAACTCTGTCCAAAGTAGTTTGTGGACGATTCTGACTATAAAAATTTACTTTTTTTTCTGATTCTGTTTCAGGATTGTGCTTAATAGGTTCTGCGGCAGGTTGTGATAATATTTCACGCAAAATTTCTTGTTCAGAAACTTCTTCTGAAACTTCTTCAGAACTCATTTCCTCCTTTTTGTCGCCCATAGCAGCCACCATTTCCTTGACTTCTTTGACCATTTCTTTTACTTCTTCAAGTTCCATTTTGGTAGCGTATCCCATTTCTTCTTCTTCAGCAGCTTCTACTTCCTCTGCAGGTGCTTCTTCTGCTGCTCCTATTGAAGCTATGATACCTTCTTCCTCTACCTTTAAGACTTGACCGTCTTCCATTTCATATTCTCCGACAGGTAGTGCAATTCTATCCTCGTCAGAAACTACAAAAACTTCTGCACCTGCTTCAAACACCTCTGCTTCAATAACAGTACCGTTATCTAAAGTCATTTGCGCAAGTTCTACTTTTACTTCTTCCGCTTGAACTTCGGTTTCTTTTACTTCCTCCGATAATTCAACGTTTAGAAGATTGCTAATTTGTTTTAACATCTCTAAAGGGTTTTTCATATTTATATAACGTATTAATTAAAAAAATTTGCGTTTTCAGTTACGCTTTCTTCTGTATAACAAACCACTCTGTACCATTACCCCATATCTTGATACCTTCGTATGATCTATTTAAGTCAAATGCACTATTATCACCATCTAAATTTTGAGAACCGTAAGGTGTAAGGTTAGCGTGTGTAGAATTACTAAATGTAGAGTCTGTTATAAAACGCTTAGTACGGTTGAGGTTTTTACTTGCTGTTACATCGGGTAAAGTCAAAGTAGCTGTTCCTGCACCACCACTCCAAGACAATACAATAAGTTCTGCTTCATCATAAATAGTAGCACCCAAGTCGTAAGTTCCACCATCAGTTACCGTAAGTGTAGTAGGATCTAAATGGTTTACAACGTAGTGCTGTACATCTGTTAATGATGTCTTTTTAGTAGTTCCTGTTTGTACAATAGGTAAATCTTCGCTACCTGTAATATTAGCTGCCTCTACCGCTGTTAGTTCACTAATCTTTTTATCTGCCATTATTGATATAATTTGCTATTATCTTCTTGAATAAACTTTTCTCCTTCTTCTGTATATAAAAAAAACAAACCTCTTGTGATGTTTCCTATTCCTTGGTTCATATAATCATCACCACAGCAATCTTTAGAATACGTTGTACCGTCCCTACACAAACAACCACGTCTTTTGTCTTTTGGAATAGGTAAGTTGCCTATATATCTACTTGGGTACTTCATTATAGTTCGTCTAATTCTTTTAACTTACTAGCGGACCATCTAAGTCCTGCTTTACCTCCCCACAACAAATAAGAAATAGTTCCACAGGCTTCTTTGTCGCTTTCGTCATAATATTCCTCTGCTCTAGATAAATAGCTGTACATTCTTTTTATAGTTTGAACACTTACAGGTTTACCGTCTGCTAAAGTCGCTGCTCTTACTTTTCCTACCTGCGTTGCACAACGGTTGTTTACTTTTTCGTTAAGTTCCATACCACGTTTTGCATTATTTGAAACTGCGTCAGGATAGTCAGAGTAGCTTTCCATTTCTATTGTCTTGCCTTCTTTGTAACGCTTGTCGCTTTTAATGATTCCACGAATAACGTTTAGTAGATATTCTGCTTCTTCGTTTTCTATTGCAGATAATTCACTTTCAATACCTTTGTCTTGTGGTGTTTCATACTTGTCAGCAAAGTAGCCTTCTATACTAAAGCCTTTTACTTTTCCTGTTTTTACAAACTCGTTCCATACTTGATCGTTGTTTACTTTTACAGTTCCCATCCAAGTTCCCACAGGTACATTCATTCCGTACTTTCTGCTCTTGTCGTGCTTTTCGTCTTCTACTATCCAAGATTCTACTAATGTTAATCCGCTAAGTTTATATTCGTGTTCAAATGTGCTTTGATTTTGGTTGCCTTGTATAAGGTATTTTTCTGCTGCTTTGCGAACAGTTTCTTTACTAAAGTATATGTAATACTCCTCCTCGCCATTACGTCTGTAGATAGGCTTGTTAGGAATGAGTAAAGCACCTACTAAAAGTTTTTTGTCTTTATCTGCTTCCGCTAATTGGTACTCCTGACCCTTTAGTGCAACAAAATCTTCCTCTATTGCTGGATTTTCTACAATACTAATTGCTTCAATACCGTTTAGTTCGTCAGACTCGTCTATAATTAATTCTACAATCTTCATATATATATAACGTAATTAGTTTCTAGTTTTGCTATCCTAGTGAAGCACTTTCTACAATATTTCTATCTAACGCTTGTGCGTTTGTTACTTCGTTGGAAACTACATAGGCTTTTACAGGTTGATTGTCCTGCTGTCCTATTGCTTGTGCTAATTGATTTGTGTCAGATGCACCTACAACGTTAAATGCAGGTGGTTGTGATATGGCTGCTCGTCCACCACCTCCGCTACCACCTACTGAAATAGATTTTCCAAAAGAAGGTGTTTTAACTGATGTTATTTGTTTTACAGTTTGTAAACCTGAAGCTAAGATTGTACCTGCACTTGCTATTTTTTCTATACTTGCAAAAGGTTGTGGTAAAGTAGAAGGTGTTTTAAGCACTTCTGTAAAACCTAAATAAGAATTAATAACAGCCTGTGCTATTGCCGCTGCTTTTCCTGCTGCGCTATTTTCTCCTAATAACTGTGTTACTGAACCTAAAGCACCACCTACTATTTGTAGTTTTTGTTTTTCTAAGGCTTCTTTTCTTGCAACATCTTCTTTGCCTAATTTATCCTGTAAGTCAGATTCTAAACCTGCATAGTATTTTTTAACCTCTAACTTTTGTTCTTCAGTAGCACCTAAAGCATCTAACGCTGCTAAATCTCTTTGCTTTTGTAATTCTAATTTTTGCGCTTCTGTTTCTGCTTCAGCATCTTCAATTTTTTGTTGGAACTGCTTTCGTACTGCATCAATAGAATTTAGTCTTGCTAATTCCTTCGCTTCTTCCTCTTTTGTTTTTGCTGCTTCTGCATCATCTTTAGCTTTTTGCTCTGCTGCTTCCTCTGCTGCTATTGCTTTGCGTTCTGCTTGTTCTTCTCTAAGTGCTGAAGTAATTTGTGCTGTTACAGTTTTCTGTTTTGTAAGTCTAGCTGTTTCTAGATTTGTAAGTTCAGCTTTTAGTCTTGCTTCCTCGTTTAAATCTTCTGCACTACTTTCGCTAAGTGTGTTTTCTTGTTCTTTAAGGCTTAGTCTAATTTTAGCAGCTTCTATTTCTGCGTTAGTTATTTCTTCGTCTACCTTCGCTGCTTCTTTTAAAAACTCAATACGCTGTGAAGCTGTAAAGTTTTCTTTATCTGCTGCTTTCTCTAATAAGTCGGCTCTTTTTCTGTTTGCTTCTGCTCGATCTACTACAAGTTGTCTTTCTAGCTTAACTAAGTCGGCTTGTTTATCTGCTAATTCTCCTTGTAATGCAATTTCACGTTTAGTTTCTTCCCCAAAGTTTTTAATACGATTAGTAGCTTCTTCAAACGACTTATTCATTTGATCAAAGTCGCCTGTTACTAAACTAAATAGTGCTGTACCTAAAGAGTAGAATATATCAGTTACATTACCTGCTACTACTCCAAATTGTTTAAGTAGTTTTTGTACTCTGTTAAATCCTGATTCACTATTTTGCAAGTTGCTTACTAAAGCACCTATTGCTACAACGAAAGCACCTATACCTGTTGCTATTAATGCTTTTCCAAATGCTTTTACAGAAAAGTTAGCTTTCTTAAACCCACTAGCTAATCCACTTGTTGATTTTGTTGCGTCATCAAGACCGCTTTTAACACCTTGTATGCTTTTATCAGCATCGCCTGTAACGACTTTTAGTACAAATTCTTTTACTGATGCCATTTTGATTCTTTTTTAATTTTGTTAAATGCTTCTTTAAACGTTTTAGGAAGTTGATACTTGCCTTTTGCTATTTGTATGCACTCTGTCTCACCTTTTAAATAAGGTAATACGTCTAATATTTGTTTTACCATCTAAATACTGTTGTGTCTGCTGTTACTAATGTTGTGTCTGCTGTTGCAAGTCCACTATCTACTGTTTCTGTATCTTCTGCAATTATTCGTTCTATTGCAATGTCAAAGTCTTGTACTTCGTTTACGAGTTCTAGGTTAGTAAGATTGTTTTCAAAGTTGGTTGTAATCTTGTTAATCTTATATAGTTCGTTAAATATTATAACCTTGTCATTAAGGTTAATATTCATCAAAATACTAAGAGGTAGATAT